AATGACGGCTGGTCATAACTAACGCCATAAGCCACATTGTTCATTGTGATCCCGTAGACACGAGATCCGTCCGTCCTTGCTGTGATACCTGCGAGATCTGTAAAGTCACCCACCGCAGAGCGAGCAACTTTGGTTCCGTAGTTGACCATTAACTGGCTAGTGCCAGAATCGGTATGGAATCCCCACATGCCTTTAATGTCGTCACTCAGGGCTGTGTTGTTTCGACGGTCAACGCCGTCACGCATACGAATACCACCACGAGGGTCAACGGTGACGTTGAGCATGTCGGGTGATTCGTTGTCTGCGAGGTTGAACTGGTCACTTCTCAGATTCAATCCACCTGAGAATGATTCCAATACTTCAAGAGAGAAACCTTGACGAGCCATCAGGGCTTACCAGATCACTCCGCCAGTATTGGCGAACCTCAGCCTTCCAAGACCCGAAGCGAAACGACCTGACCTTCGACTGTTCGCAATCATTGGTTGCGGGGCAGGAGTGTCAGCGTAACGTCGGGCAAGGTTATCGAGTTGGGATTGGAACAACGCCATGTACTGGTTGCCCATTGTGGGGTCTTCCTGCTGAAAATATGCTGCACTAGTAGCGTAAGTAGCAAGAACCGCATGGAACGGATCGGGAAGATCAGGTTCAACTCCACTTGCGGTACCTAAACCAAATGCTGTTGCATTGCGAATAGCTCGAACATGCAAAGTAGCGATGCCGTCAGGAACAGGGTAAAGGCGAACTGTGTCGTTCCAAAAACTCCACTCCCACGGGTTACCCGACGGTAACGAGTTCAGAGGGTAATCAAAATCTGCGCTATCGGAACCAATATATTCCAGAACATGGTCGATATTACGAATAGCGATCATGTCACGCAAACCCTGAGTCACAGCGTCAGGAGAAGCCGCAATAGTAGCAAGCGTATAATCCTTCGTCGTATCCGCAGTATTAAACGTTGTACGAACCTCATAGAAAGGCCAACGTTTCTCGCTGTAAACAATGAGATCAAAACCTTGACCGATCATTGTGTCTAGCGTTGTGTCATCAATATCAGTTGAATCAATATCTACCACACTACGAACCTGTGTTCGCATTTGTGCCAGCGTTAAAGCCATCAGCCTGCCGCCTTCTGGCGGGTATGACCAATGCAAATATCCGACCCGCCGACTGGCCGTGCTTTGCACGGATTGCCTGCACGGGTCGTTGCGGAACAAAAATGCTGTGCTGTAACAGTTGAAAGCACTTCGTCTACATACGCAGTTACCCCAGGAACAGGGCGAGCATCGCGTGATTCGCCAGGTGCGTAGTGGCCTGGACGACTGCCAGTTGAACCAGCAATGCGAGCATCTGGTCTGTAGGTGAGTGCTATCTCTCGCTGCATTTTTGCTCCACTAAACCGAATTGTGGTGTGGGGGTGCCGAAGCACCCCCCACCAAACACCTAATCGAAATTAGGCGATGTTAAATAAACGTCCTTGCCTTGAGCGGTTGCTGCAAGTCAAGTTTCCGTAACACAAGATCTGCGCAAAGCGAGCATCTTGGTTTGTGGGACGCACAAACGGAGTTGGTTGGAACCAAGTTTCCGTATGCCCTACAAGCCTGATGTACTTCGTATTTAGGAAGTACATAGCTTTTGCTTCACAAGCATCATCAAAAGTTACTGGAGCGCCTTTGAAAAGAAGATTCTGGAAACCAGCATCAGCGACCGCGGCACTTGTGTACCGAAGGTTTGTCTGAAGCAGAGCTTCATAATCTTCATAACGTTCTTGATCAGTAAATATGATCGTCGGCTGATCGTTACCAACCGAAACGGTGTTGTACACAGACGACATCGCTGCCAATGACAAGGCTGCTGCACCCTGGTTAGTCATGGTTGGTTTCCACCATGAGTTACCAGCACCAGTTGGGTCAATTCCACCCAAAATGCTACCGTCAGCAACGATACCTTGGATACCCATCCAGTCGTCGCCACCGTTACCTGTGCCATCACCCCAGAACATGGTGTTCATGTTGTCGATGATGGTTTGTTCGGCTTGCATAATCTTGCCCTCAAGGAGGTCAATGATTGCTGCTTCGCCGTTATTTTTGCCTTCTTCAATACCAGTAATGGTTACTGTCGCTGCGTACTGTTTCCAGTCATACTCTGCGGCACTAATGCCATCCTGAGCAGTAATTGGAATTGTGTCAGCGCCAGCATATGAAGCGGCAGTTGAGTTAGACCCATAGATGATTGGAACGATGATCTTTGCACCGCCGCCTACACGCCTAATGGTCTGGCCATTGGTAAGCGCATAAAACAGAGGACGGGCACCGAAAACGTTGTCAGCCAACTTAGGGACATAATTATAGAGAGTGGTTGACAAAATTTGGTCGAAATTTGCGTTACCAGCCACGTCTACTCCTTAGTTAGTTATTCGGATAATTGTTTTGTTGCAAGCTCGTAAGCATCCCGAATTGAATTAACTGCGGTACCAAAATCACGATTGATAGAGCCTTCCGCTGAACCCGAACCATCCTCAATAACTGAGGCTGCACGCTTCTCATCCACAATGTCAGAGTTCTTGGCTTTGCTTTGCAAATCCGCATAAGTCATATGCGCATAAGCGGCATCCAAGTTCCCAATGTTGTGTTTCAAAGCGTGAGAGTACAACGCATTCTCATCAATATCAGACTGATATTTGTCTCGCAGACCATTCATTTCTTTCTGCAAATTTTGCTGTCTGTTTAAGCGATCTTGTTCTTCAATGGCTGATTCAAGTCGTCTAAGCCTGGTTTCTTCTGGGTCCACTTCTTCCATCTCTTCTTGAGGGACGGCACCTTGGTTGCCCATTCTGATCCCAAACGCATCAGCTAAAGCCGATACGGCACTTTCGGGGTCAGACTCCAATGCTTGGACGATTGCCTCACCTTGAGCCAATCTTTCGCGTTCAGTTGCCAACTCTTGCGTCTTACGGGTGTAATCCGCTTGGCGTTGGTAGCCATTAATAAGTTCCGTTTGTGACACATCCATTTGCTCACCGTCAACGGTGACCGTATGGGTAGGGCCATTCACTTCACTTGAAGCACTCGGGTTGCTGGTATCCAGTCCCAAAGCTGTATTCTCATCCATCAGGAATCCTTTCGGGTGTTCCTATATGACACATCAAAGTGTCCCATTATCGCATGTTGGGCAACTCTACACCCATTTGATTTTCGAGTTGCTTAACTAGCTCGGGTGGTACTCCGCCTGTGCCTTCAAAGACCTGTTCGGGAATTGGTCCTGGCCCCATGCCGCCTTGCGACATTGGGGGTGGGGCCATTTGTTCCCCGCCATCAGCACCCATATCGGGGGCCATTGGCTGTTGCTGAATCATGTAACGATCAGGATCATTAATCCCAAACCCATAAGACAACACATGTTTAGCTATTTCCGCAGGATCAACAACAGTGCCAATCAGCGGAGCCATAGCATTCAGTAAAGAAATTGCTTGCTGACGGCGAGCCGTTTCGTTAAACGGTTGCGTAGAACCGCCTTCTACAGCGAAATCAAATTCTCCAATAATGTCATCACGGGTGTAAGCGACAAAATACTTTTGGTCATCTTTGCCTGTGATTCGCACCATTTGGGCATCGGTCATGTACTGCATCATCAGTTGCATAACCATGCGAGCTACTTCTGAAATAGAAATTTCTACTGTCGCAAGTTTGTCGGCTGCACGAGCGTTGCCTGCATCAACAATGATGCTGGCTTCCGTCGCCGTGCGCCGTGTCTCAGGCATCTGTCCACGGGCATACTCTGATACGCCGCTTACAGTGTTGATGTCTCCCTCAATAACATTGGAATGGTTATACATTTCAGGAGCTAAAGGAACTTGCGGTAACGGTTGCACCACTCCAGCAAGATCACGGTTCTCGTCAATGACGGGAACGAAACGTCCGTCATCGTCGGACTCTAACGCTTCACGGCCTTCAGGCCCAAAGGAACGCTCGTGATACAGGTACTTTCTGGCGTACCGTTTTCTGTGGTTCACCATCTGTGAACGAGTCTTGTTGAGTTCTTCTTGCAACGATTCGATTGCTTCGAGATCACCCATTGGGTAGAACACATCAGGAATGTCGTAGTTTCGCATCATCACAAACGGATGACCCATGTGATACGGCATCGGTTGTGGATCAAGAAGGTAATCGTCGCCACTGCTTGCGCACACCGACAACGTACCGTTTTCTAAATCATAATATTCGTAGAGGGTAACTCTCGCTGAAACTTCGTTGTATCGTTCCCGTTCGTCGTCGCCATCCCAGCGGTAACGAACACCAGCATCAGCGACAAGGTTCTGCCGCACCGATCTTTTGTAGCGGTCATCTTTTTTGACTTCGGCCAGAGGACGCACAATTCGTTGACATATCCAACGGGCATCTTCTAAACACGTAGCTTCTGGATCAACCATCATGTCGAACGGCGAAATTCGTTCCACGAACGCTTGATCTTCAACAACTTCCATCGTTTTGTGAGGGATACTGTCCATCACATCTTCATCGGATGGAAGATCATTCATCATTTCGGGGTTGTCGTAAGCGAACTGATCTACCTCGTTTGTCGCCCGATTGTATTCTTGCGCCATTTCGGCAGGAGACATGTCTCTTTCTTCTTCGACAAATCGCCAACCAACTTTCAGCCAGCCATGCCCCACAATAAGAAAGTCTTTGACAGCACGACGAAACGGTTTCCGATAGTCGTGATGTCGCCACAAATAGTTGATTACTGCTTCAACAAAGACGGCTCGTGATTCGTCACCCTCTTGGTTAGCAACAACAGTAATCGTTGGATGATTCACAGCGACACTTGGCCCAATTACGTTAATAGTTGAGAAAGCCATGTTCACAGAAATGCGATCATTCGTCACATTTCCTTCATACCCACCCGTATTGCTGCCAAACGTTTTCCCTCGATAAAGGTCAATCATTCGACGCCACTTAGCGTCGTAGCCTTCTTCGCTACGCCACCTGTAGGTATTGTCAATTCTCTCTTTAGTTTGAGAGAACCGTTCGGCTTTCGTCAATCTTGCCATAATTACACCCAACGCCTGCCTTGATAAACAGGTTCATGCCCAGCGGCTTGAGCCTCTGAAATAATTTTTTTCTCTCGTTCCCTCATAGTGAGATCACGATCTTCAGGAGGCAACATCTTCCGCATAGTTTCGCCTCGGGCAATCGTCACCGATTTCATTCGAAGGCGACGCTCATAAAGTTCCTTCAACTCCGTTAAAGAAACGGACCC